ATGAAACAAACGAGTTTTGCTGAGTTCAAAAAGATATTTAGTCTTTCTGATGGTTATGTCTATCTAAAGGAATTTGATTTGTCAATTCCATCTGTAAGATACGAAGAAGTAAAGAATAAATTTGTATCATTGAAAGGTGCGAGTGAAGAAGAAGTTGATAAGTACATTCAACATCTTCTAACTTTTTGTTTTTGGGGAGAACCAATCATAAATGATTATGATGATAGTGACCCTTGGAAAGCGAATCAAGAATACTTGGAAGAAGTAATGGAGAGGGATGATTGATGAAAGAAGAAAACACATCACTACTCAAAGAGTACGAGAATCCAAAGAGGATAAGACTTAAAGTATTCACTGATGAAGTAAAAGCATCAATTAGAAGACCACCAAAAGAGTACAGTGCTGTACGACAGATGTATCGTTATGTGTTTGACGACCACAGGACTTTCCTATTCGTAGGTAGTAAGTGCATAGGATTCATGGTAAGTCCTTATCAGCTACACACTGAACGACACGAAGCCCTAAAATTAGAAGGTCACAAGGTCATTGAGATGCGACAATACCATCATCCGAATGCTGAAACACTTGCAGTCATCAGAGAAGATTGTTTAAGATACATTATGTGGAAAAGTTTTGACCTCAAATAATTTTTTCTTTTTTTATTTTCCAATCCAATGCTTGACCAAGAAGTATAGTGTCAAAGCTATAAGTCCAAGAATATAATACCATATATTGTTGTTCTCAATATTTGCATCTAAAAATTTTTCTATTGCTTCAAATGGATTAAACATTTTAGTACTCCGAAATTAAATTTTCCCATTGAAAAGTATCGAAGTGAGGAAAATATTTTTCTATGTCAGTGATATAATAATGTTTTTGGTAAGTCTTATCTCCGAACTCTATGAACCTGTCGCAATTCTCAACACTATCAAATTCCCATTTCTCTATGATGAAATTATCTTTATTCATTTTTCTATGACCACAACGAGGACAGAGTTTTGGTTTTTGATAGACTTCGTTTGTTTCCCAAAAATTAAAATTACATTTAGTGCAAGTTCTTTTGTAATGACACAAATGATAATGAACACTCGTTGCTAATTCACGAGCATTCACATCAAGTCTTCGACCAAGCTGAGTAATCAAAACTAACTCTCCATAACCCTCACCACTATCACCAAGGATTCTTCTTAGCAGTGCCATAAAGTCATTCATAATCACTGATGTGTTACTCATAGCCCTTCGTGAATCCATCAAGGTGTGTGCTTCGTCAATCACAACATTTATTCCATCAGGATATTTTTCTTTTGTTCCTCTCCAATATTCAGAATTGAGAACTAACTTTTTGATGTCTTCTGCTTTTGGTCGTACCTTAACAACTACTTCTTTGAAAATCATATCTCTGTTGATTTGCACAACAGTATCTTTCTTGACTTTCTTCAAGATGATATTTGAGAATGTTGTCTTATCATCCTCAGATTTAATCATCTCACGAACCATACAGGCAGTTTTCCCACTACCCATTTTTCCAAGCATCAAACGAATCATTTACAATTATCCAAGTAACCCACTGGCGTTGATAGTTAGCAATAAGGTGACACCTGTAATGACCATCGTTACAATCATATACATTTTCATCTTTCGCATACTGTCTTCCATCTCTGCTCCTGCAAGGAGTTTTTGAATGACAGTACTTTCCATAAACTTTTGTAAAGACTTAGGATTGATTGCAGTTTCTAATTCTACATCTCCATCCTCATAAATAGTTTTCTTGATTTCAGATATTTTTATTTTCTTATCAACTGGAAAACAAAGTTCTTCGTGAAAATCAAAACACCATAACTTAGCGTTGTTATCGTAGTACTTCATCTTCTCGTCAATAATGTACCATCCGTTATCGAATACGAAACCACCATTTGTCAATTTTATAACGAAGGGCATCATCTCACCATTTGACAATTCCATATTTACTTTGATAGTTGATAGTGGATGGTATTTACTCATAAGACGATATTTCATTCCTTTAAAGTCCATCAGTCCTTTCTTCTTGTTTATCTTGTATGCTTTCAAGACTGCTTTTGGGTCGAAGTTTTGGTCTTTCTTTGTTCTGTCAAGGAGTATTTCTGTGTAGTTGAGTGTTTCAGTTGTTTCTTTTGATTTCTTCATTTGTGATTCCTCTGCATATTTTTCATTGTCTTTTCGAGTTCAATTTTCATCTTCTCAAGTTGTTTTCCTTTGAAATTCTTTTCGAGAATCTTCAATGCTTTCTCTGAAACAGATTCAGCAATTTCAGGTGACATTGTTTTGTCTTTGATGTCTTTAACATCTTCTTCAAGTTTTGGTAGATGTTTTTCTAAAATCTTTTGACTTTTCTTAGCGTTTGGTTTGTACATTGTAATACCTCGTTAAAATTTACTCGTTTCTGTACGAGTAAAATCTTTCAATAACATCCATCCCACGATTGTATTGTGCAGTTGGATTGTGTTCAACTCTCTTTCTATTGTTCAAATCTCTTTCGATGTATTGTGATACTTTATGTTCAAGAGTGTTTAGTCCAAGTTCAACATCAATGTCTTGTTCATCACAAACTCTAATCAGTCTTTTCAAATAACTTAAATCGTGACCCATTTTACCACTTATCCTTAACTTGTGTCATAGCAAAACACATTATCACAACAACTGATGCAATAAAAAGTACTCTAATATCGTAACCACCACCAAGTCTAATTATTTGACTTGCAGTTGTTTCAGAATAATATGTTATTGCTCCTATCATTGAGAAAGCAAACAGAAAAACACATCCTATTGCTCTCATAACTTCACTAAATAATTTTTGAATCTTCAATTCCAATTCTTTTTGTTTCTTTTGTTTCATCATACATTCCCTCGTAGTCCTTCATCTTTCTTCTTGAAGAAATTTCCCATAAATCCACCACTGCTTTTCTGAATGTCACTCTCTCTTTTGCCACCAACAATCTCAACGATTTCGTCACGACCTTTTCCTTTAAGGCTAACTGCTAATCGTTTCTTTTGTAGTGTGAAAGGTACGATACTCATTGGTAAGAAATTGAAAGCTACCAATGTATCAAGTACTGTGATACTTGCTATTTCTGTGTTGAATAATCTTGTACGCAAATCAATACCACTGTTTCTTGAAAGTGGATTCACTGAATCATTATTCAATTCTTGGAGTGACCCTTGAAGTTCAGATATTTCTGTTGGTGTGATAACTCCACTATCATAATCTGTTTTTATGTTCATTATTTGTTTAGATTCTCTTGGTGATACTTTCTCAATTATTATCGTGGATTTCATTATCTTTTACCTGTTGCTATGTAGTATTTGAGTGCTTCAAATATTATCTTGTCGTTAGAAATCATTTCAACATCCCATTCAGGATGGTGTCTTAAAAATTCTTGTTTTGCGTTTGGTAGATTTTGAAATGTTCTACCTTTCAGTTGTACTGTGTGGAAACTCATTGTCTATTCCTCGTTGAGTCGTGACTTCGCTTCGCTTCGTAACTCCTCTTTGCATCTACACGCTTCTTTGTTTCTTCTTTTGATTTTTGTAATTTTTCAAGCCAATCATCAAGTGCATTGTCGTTTTGTGCTTTGTCAGTGAAGTAATCTCCAACTTTTACAAATTGTTTATTACACCACACTATTCCGTTTCCAAAGTGTTGCAGTAAGAAAATTATAAGTCTAAATGTCATATTTAGAATGAAGAATAGTGCAACTGGAATCCAATAAATTATTCTAAAACTAATCGCCAT